CTTTCTCGATATTGGGAAAAGAGGTGGAAAACCCAAAATTATCTTATATGTAGATGTAGATGTAAAATCTAAAGCTCGAGCTCGAGTTGATGCTTTTATGGACGAAATCACATCATTCCAAAAAAACATTTTTGGATATGTTAGCACATCTGTTTTTACGGGTACGAACAAAAACACGAAATTAAGTCCCCCAAAAAACTCGGTTGATCTAGTTGGAATTATTCCTCAGGCATCCACTAAACTTGAGAAAGAGTATTATGAGAGTGGAAAACTTCTCACACGAGAGGAGTTCAACTCGCTGGATCAGTAGTTGATGCATGATCAGAAATCTTCTTACCGATCATATTAAGAATAACGCCCCCGATGATGAGATTGCGGTCTTGTTGTCGGGAGGCGTTGATTCTTTGTCTTGTGCAATCTCCGCCACAGATGCTGGTAAAACCGTAAACGCTTATTCCTTTCATCTTGACGGTAATGAGAGTTATGATTTTCACAAAGCCAAAGAAGTGTGTAAGATCATGGATTGGAACTTTACTGGAGTTTCAGTTCCTCTGGATAATCTGGAAGAAGACTGGTTTCATTTGATGAATGAAATCGGTTGTAAGAAAAAGACTCATTACGAGTGTGTATGGCCATTTCTCTATGTTTACCCGAAGATCAAAGAAAAGTATGTTTTGACAGGCTGGGGTGCTGACGGTTATCACGGAGTCAGTAAAAAAGCAGTGATGCACTACAAGCACACTAAGGAAAAGTTTGATGAATTTCGAGATGAATATTTTCTACCAGAAAAGACAGCAGGTCTCAATTGGCACTTGACATTATCGCAAAGGTATGATACTATAATGGTCAATCCTTTCTTAGATGAGAAAGTAAAAAAATATTTCTATCAATTCACATGGGACGAGTTAAACATTCCAAAACAGAAACAACATATTCGAGATGATTTTCCGGAGCTAAATAGCTTTGGAAATGTCAAACCACATTTAAATTTACAACTAGCGTCTGGAGTAGATGACGTATTTCTTACACTGCTTGATAACAAGAAAATCAATTTCAACAACCGAGAAAGAATTATGGACATCTGTAGAGACTGGAACATCAGAAACAACATAGTATCTTTAGAACAATTTTATGTATAAACCATACAAGTTACAGGATGTAATTGAAGCATCTAATCAAAACAAATTCAAAGTCATATCTACCTTTGCGGGTGGGGGTGGTTCATCGACTGGTTATCGACTTGCCGGCGGAAATGTTCTTTGTATGAACGAGTTTGTTGAAGAAGCTCAGAACACTTATGCTCAGAACTATCCGAACACTCCTATCATTCCAGGCGACATCAAAGAATTGAAGGGTTCAGACTTTTTGGATCTCGTTGGTCTCAAGGAAGGTGAGTTGGATATTCTTGATGGATCTCCTCCTTGCTCTGCTTTTTCTGTTGCGGGAAAACTTTCTCATTCGTCGGGCGGAAGTCATTCGGATGGATGGGGACAAACCAAAAACTATTCTGATGGTAAGATGGTTGAAAACATCGAAGATCTTTTCTTTGAGTTTCTTCGTGTCGCAAAGGACATTCAACCAAAGGTGATCGTTGCGGAAAATGTCAAAGGATTGACTATCGGTGAAGCCAAAGGATATCTGAAGCGTATTCTCAAGACCTTTGAAGAGATCGGATATTCTCCTTCTTACGAGGTTCTGGATTCTCGATACTTTGGTGTTTCTCAAACGAGGACTCGTGTTATCTTTATTGCGATTCGTAATGACGTGATGGATGAAGTCGGTTTGAACTTTATGACAATTGGTCATGTGTTTCCGGAACCAAGCAAAGAAGTCATTCCTTTGAAAGATGCTCTGGTTGGTCTGGAATACGATAAAGAAGAGGTTCAATACTTGACAGATAAGTTCACAAAAACAGCCTACTGGAGAGATACGGGATCTAAGATGGAGACCTTTCCAAAGAAGGTTTTGTCTGGAATGGACTACCATCCCAAAGGCCATCACTTCAATCTCAAAAGAGTTTCTCTGGAAGTTCCTGCCCCAACCTTGACTGCTATGGGAAGTGGTGACACGACTGCCGGTGCATTTCATTGGAGCGAACCAAGGAAGCTGACATTAGGCGAATTGAAACGTATTATGTCTTTACCAGATGATTTTAAACTTACCGGAAAATGGAATCAACGTGCCGAACGCTGTGGCCGCATGGTTCCTCCTCTAATGATGAAAAAGATTGCAGAAGCAGTCTACGAAAATGTTCTAAAAATATACAATGAAAAACACACCTGATTTTACCTTTGCCCATCGAGAAGAGGGGTTTGACAATCACATCGAGGATTCGATTCGAGGTTACTCTAACCTCCACGACGATGTAGTGAATCTCTCTCAATACTTTGTTGAGAATGATTCGGACAAAATGGTTCTGGACATTGGTTGTTCGACCGGAAAAACTATCATGGCTATGATGGAACAGAATCGCTCATTTGCTCCTAAGACTCTTTATGTTGGAGTTGAGTATGCAAGTGGGTTTCGCGATGGTTTGTGGAATCGAGAAGAAGAGATCAAACAAAAAGAGCTGGGTCGGGCAAAGTTTCACGTCGAGGACATTCGAAACTTCAAGTTCAAGTCATCCAGTTATTCTTTGATTACATCTCTCTTCACTCTACAGTTTATGCCTCCATCCGAACGGCAGGGAATCTTGAAAAAGATCTATGACAGTCTTGTGTCGGGTGGTGCGTTTATCTTTTCAGAAAAAACTATTTCTTCCGATTCAAGGATTCAAGACATGATCACCTTTACTTTCTACGATCACAAGAGGAAGACATTTGATGATAAGGATATCCTTGATAAGGAAAGGACTCTGCGACATATGTTGAAGCCTAACACTTGGCAAGAGTTGGTTTCTATGTTGGAGACTGCGGGATTCGATTCAAGGAAGATTCAACCCTTCTGGCAAAACCATCTCTTCATGGGAGCAATTGCAATGAAATGAACGATCAGTGGAAAAACAGATATTATGATCTTGCTGGTGAAGTTGCCACTTGGAGTAAAGATCCATCGAAAAAGGTAGGTGCGATAATCGTAGGAAAACATGGTCAAGTTCTCTCACAGGGATACAATGGATTTCCAAGAGGTATGGACGACGATCCGAAATACTACGATGATCGAGAAAGAAAGTATGAAAGGATTGTTCATGCGGAAGCGAATGCGATCTACAACGCAACACGCAACGGAGTTTGTTTGGATGGGTCTACGATGTTTGTCTACGGTCTTCCAATTTGTCACGAATGTGCAAAGGCTGTTATTCAGGTAGGAATTTCTGAAGTGGTGATGAAGTGGGAGAAGATTCCGTATAAGTGGCAAAAAAGCTGTCATTTGGCGGAAAAATTCTTTGACGAATCAAAAGTCAAACGCACTTACCTAGCCCCCTAAGTGTTCGCCTTTTTTTTTCTTTACAAACACCTAAAAATGTGGTATCCTATACAGGTTAAATAAAATTATGTCATTACTAAGTAAACTCAAAAAGTCTTCTCGGATTAGTGCATCAGATATTCTGTCTGATTCTAAGTTTTTTGCCGAGAAGGAACAAACACCAACTTCGGTGCCAATGATCAATGTGGCACTCTCAGGTTCTATGTCCGGTGGTATCTCATCTGGACTCACGGTTCTGGCCGGTCCATCAAAACACTTCAAGACATCCTTTGCTCTTTTGATGGCATCGGCGTATCTCGATAAACATGATGATGCGGTTCTTCTCTTCTATGATTCAGAGTTTGGATCGCCGCAGTCTTACTTCAAATCCTTTGGTATTGACACAAGTCGAGTTCTTCACAGTCCGGTAACGAACATCGAAGAGTTAAAGTTCGATCTGGTCAATCAACTCAATGAGATCGAAAGAACTGATAAGGTTATTGTTGTGATTGATTCGGTTGGTAATATCGCATCTAAGAAGGAACTTGATGACGCTATGAATGAGAAGTCTGTTGCGGATATGACAAGAGCAAAGGCTCTGAAGGGTCTCTTCCGCATGATCACTCCTCAGTTGACGATGAAGGACATTCCTCTTCTTGCGGTCAATCACACGTATATGGAACAGGGAATGTTTCCAAAGGCGATTGTCTCGGGTGGAACGGGTGTTATGTATTCCGCCGACAATGTGTGGATCATCGGTCGTCAACAGGATAAGAAGGGAACAGAGATTCAGGGATATCACTTTATCATCAACGTTGAGAAGTCTCGATTTGTTCGAGAGAAGTCAAAGATTCCGATCTCAGTCTCGTGGGATGGTGGTATTCAAAAGTGGTCTGGTCTTTTGGATGTGGCGCTTGAATCCGGTCACGTTCGTAAACCAAAGAACGGCTGGTATCAGGCAATGAATCCTGAAACGGGCGAAGAACTTTCTCAGAATCTTCGAGAAGCTCAAACCATGAATCGCCTATTCTGGGAAAAGGTTTTTGAGAAGACCGACTTTGAATCTTACATCGAAAAGCGTTTCAAGGTTGCAAGCAAGGATATGATACAGGAGCAAATCGAAGAATGAAGTTAGGAATCAAAATTGTTGGAATCATTTCGTTTCTCCTTGTAATCTGGACATTAGGCCCACTCATTGCTATCTGGAGTATCAACACTCTCTTTCCCATAGAAATAGAGTACAACTATAAAACTTGGTTGGCGACATTCTCACTTGGGATGCTTTGCCGCGGATCTATAAACTTCAATAAAGAATGAAAACGAAAATAACATACGTAGAAAAGGCAGATTCTGATTTTACTTCAATTAAAGTCTTGCAAAAACCCTATAATGGTATAATATACACCTATGGAAAAGTTAAAGTATCTGAGCCTAATGGTGAGTGTGAAAATGCAAAACTCTCTTTTGATTATCGAGTCGAGGAAGTTCCTCCTGTCTTTGGTAAAACAAAGGAAGAGATTGAAAACGATGAAGACTTCTCACGATTTATTGGTGACGTTCTTGTTGAAATTTTGGAGGACAGCGTAGATAATGACAGATCTTCAGACGATAATACTTCAGACGATAGTAAAGAATGAGGACTTTTGCCGAAAGGTAATTCCTCACGTAAAATCGGAATACTTTGAGAATGAGAAGAAACCAGTCTATGAATTGATTCTAAGTTTCATCTCTAAGTTCAACAAAGTTCCTAATGTCACAGCCCTTGAGGTTGAGTTTCAAAGTTCGCCGGCACTGAATCGGTCGGATGCAAATGATATTCTTACTTGCATCAAATCGATTGATCAGGGTGAACCAAGTGATACTGACTGGTTATTGAACAGAACCGAAGAGTGGTGTAAACAACGAGCAGTTACTATTGCGATTGTCAAATCTATTTCTATCATTGATGGAAAGGACAAGAAACATTCCGAAGGTGCAATACCGGACATTCTATCCAAGGCTCTGGCAATCTCCTTTGATGCAAACATCGGTCACGACTATCTTGAGAATGTCGATCAGAGATATGACTTCTATCACTTGAAAGAAGACAAGAGTCCGTTTGACATTGAACTTCTGAACACGATCACAAAGGGTGGTGTGTCGCGAAAGACTCTCAACATTGTTCTTGCGGGAACGGGTGTTGGTAAGAGTTTGGCGATGTGTCACTTCGCTGCCGACAATCTTCGACAGGGTAAGAATGTTCTCTACATCACATTGGAGATGGCTGAG